AAACGCATTTTTGGTACATTAATGCATTAAATATATCTCAGAATAATCCAATAATGTACCAGCGTGTATATAAACTTCAATTACAGGAAGTATTAGATTACATGATTATATCTACCATATCTAATAAGCTGGAACAATATAAAAGATCGGACAGTACCTTACCAGTTTAATATCAGTCAGTTTTACAGAAATTTATATATATGTAAAACACGATGGAAATTATATGTTCAAGAAATTAATGAAACTGTTAAAAATTGAGTTAAAGGGTGAATTATCACTTAGTAATGGTGTTCAAATAATTTTAGATTCTGATGGAATTGATAAGAATGTATCAATTTTTATTAAATCACCAGATGATGGTAAATTAATGGAATTACCTAAAGGTAATTATGAGTTGTCTAACAATCAATTTATAATTGTAGAGCCTGATGGAATAATCAAAGAAGTTGTAGATGAACTTATAAATAAACCTCTACCTGATCCAATTACAAATTCACCTTGGACTAATCATCCATTACATACACACACAGGTTATGACGCAACAATGGGACTTGAGACAGATGGTCTTACTCCAGAGAGTGCAGCAAGAACAGGTGTAACCTCTTCAGAGGATAAAAAAAACTATAAATTCGAAATGACCCCAGAAGAATTACAGAAAATGTTGGAAGACCTAACTAATCGTATTCAGGCACTTGAAGATTCAGTTGCAGCTTTACAGTCTGCTGAAAAAGATGAACCTACACCTGATTCAACCTCAGGCACAACTTCAGCCGATCAAACACAGATGATGTCAGAAAAAATTGAAAAATTAGGAAAAGACATCGAAAAAATTATGCAAAAAACTCTTTTTGCTAAGGAACTACCTAAAATAGATAGTTCTTCTGATGTAGATAGTCGTCTTGAAGTAATTAGGAATCTCCGTAACAAGAGATAATAATCCTTTTTTGAAGGATAAAAAAAAATATTAAAACTATGTCATTAGTAGTATCAAGTTTAACAGCTTACGTTAATGGTGCGAGTCAAGACCTGTTAACTAAAGCCGTGATCGAAGCCGACTCTTTAAAATACTTCGAAATTATGCCAGGTATTAAGTACTCTGATCGTTTACTTATTCTGGACACCGATGTACCTATGCAAGCTGGTGGATGTGGATGGATATCCAGCGGTAATACCACACTCACCCAGAAGGATATCACAGTTACGTCATTAAGGCGTATGGAAGCCATCTGCCCAGACACACTGGAAAAATATCAATTACAATTGAGCATGAAAGCTGGTAAACCATCAGCAATTCCATTTGAACAACTCTATGCAGACATGGTGGTTAAAAGAGTGAATGAAAAAATAGAAAATATGATATGGGCAAACAATGTTGGAACTACCACTAACTTTGCTGGTATGATTTTTCAGTTAACTGGAGATACAGATGCTAACTCAACGGTTCAAAATTTTGACTGGTCTGTTACAACTGGTTTAACTTCAACAAGTTATATTAACCAAATTTTCAAACAGTATGTTGCTCTTCCAGCGGAAATCAGGTCTGATCCCAATTTATATCTGTATATTGGACACGATGCTCTTGCAAGAGTCATTCAGTCTTTCATCGTGGCTAATCTTTATCACATTGGTGGAGCTGATGTTGATTTAAATACCCTTAGTGGTATGCTTGTAGGTATTGCTAACCTAACAATTGTAGGGGTTAATGGACTTAACGGTTCAGCCTACGGTGTAATGACACCATCTTGGAATTTTGTCTTCGGTACTGACCTCGTGTCTGAGGAAGATAAATTAGAAGCTTGGTATTCACAGGACAATCAGGAAGTTAGAACAGTTGTAAACTTTAAAGCTGCTGTTGCATATAAGTTTGGAACTTATGTAGTTTATTCCAGATAATCAAAAAATATAACCTATCCACTTTAACGGGTGGATAGGTTTATTAAAAAATAATTTAAAAATATTATGGCATGCCCAAGAATAACACAATCATTTCCAAGAGCTTGTAAACAAACTCCAGGTGTAAAAAAGATATGGTTAGCCAATAAAGCAGATTTAATTTCTTATGGACTTAATGCTGCTGCCGATACAGTTTCTGGTCTTACATTTAGTGGAGCAACTGGATCTAATTTAGCTTTCTATTCAATCACATTCGAGAAGGGTGTTGCAAGTATCATGGAGACACCAGCATTAAATATCCAAAATTCTGTCACGTCTTATAAGCCACAGATTCAGGGATTCCTTGCTGGTATGGATGCTACAGCTCGTGCTTTATTTTATCAATTAACTCAGGCACAAGTAGTTGCAGTAGTACAAACACTTGATGGATCATATTTTATTGCTGGAATTTCTAACGGGTTAGACTGCACGGCAGCTAACTGGGGTACAGAGGCTGGTGCTGACGGTAAACGTGGACTGTCATTCACACTGGAAGGTTTGGAACCTTCCCCGCCTTATCTATTAGCAACCACCCTGAGCTTTGAAACTTCTTATGTAGTAAGCTAAATATCTTCTCTTTATCTATTTGTTTTTTAAAAAAG